CAACTTCCATCTTATGTGAAAGAAAATTTGTAAGTTTAGAACCAATTCCATTAAGACCAAGAGCAGTTCCTTCATATACTCCATCATCTGAAAATTTTCCAGAAGTATTTAATGTATCAAAAGAAGCTTGAAGAATAGTTTTTCCATCTTCACGCATTGAATTAACTAAAAATCCTTGAGCATAATCTCTTACAGCATATGAATTTTCTTTTGTATCAATCTTTACTTCAATTAAATTTCCATGTCCAGCTTTAAATTCATCAATGGCATTAGAAATAATTTCTACTAAAAGTTGAGTTGAATATTCAGTAGAGCCACAATAAACTCCTGGCCGGAGTCGTGTAAATTCACGAGGATCTAATGATTGAATACTATCTTCAGTATATAACTTATCATTCATATATTTTACCTCTTTCTTTATTATAAATATATTATAACATAAATTTTTGATTTTAGCAAGTTTTTTCGGAAGGAACGATGAAAATATGGTTTTGTAATATAATATTTGAAAATTTTGACACATTAGCTTGAGCAAGAGCATCAGCTAATTCATTCCCTATAATTCCTTTATGACCGTCAACTTTAGTAAAATTAATTTGATTAATGAAAAAATCTATTGTATAATATTTATATAGGGAAAGAATAATATCTAGATTTTTTATTGTTTCACCCTTGACTGTTTTCCAGTTATTTTTACTCCAAGAATAAATCCAAGAAGTGAGGATATTTATACAATATGCAGAATCAGAATAAATAGTTACTTGTTGATTTTTATATTTTGTATTTAATAATTCAAAGGTTTTTAAAAATGCTTTTAATTCCATTTGATTATTTGTTACATTATCAAATTGTTCACAATAGGCATCAATTAAGTTGCGGTCGTCATCAAAAATTACTATACCAAAACCGCCCTTTGAATTGTCTCGACCGTTATTGCGGGCGGAACCATCTATATAAATATGTAACATATAAAAATCTCCTTAATTTTTATTTTATAATATATTATATCATAAATACGTATAATTTTCAAATAGACAAAAAAATTAGGGAGTTTAATGGCTTTAGCCATTATAACTCCCTATATAATAAATATTTTTAATAAATATTATTATCGCAAACCAGTTTATATTTACATTTTTGCTGATTTTTTTAATTTTTACCACTTTTTAAACGGCTTTTCGATTTTCCTTTTTTCCATGTTCAATATAATGTTTATAATATAAAGGTAAATTTGAACCAAAAGCCTTTTGTAAATCATTATAATAACTTTGATATTTTTTCACATTAAATGTGGAGATTGCTTGTCTCCCTTCTTTCATTCCATATGTACAGAAATGATTAAAAAGTTTGTCAGCATTTGTTCCAAACGCTTTTTTCAAATCTGCATATTTATTAGAATAATAATTTGGATTAAATACTAAACTATATTCTAATCCATTATATACATAAACTTTTGGAATAGTGCAATATTTAGGATTTTTTAAATAAATCCATCCTGTACCAGATTTTAGTTTGCCCCAATCTCCAGATACTTTTACAATAGTAAAAGTCCCTTTACCAGTATATCCATTCGAAGAATAGTTTGTACTTGGGCCTTGTCTCATATTAAGATTATTAACAATAACTTTTACAGAAAATGGTGTCGCGGGATATGCGGCGTTTGCAGGTTGTGAGCTTTTAGTGTCGGTGTTTTGTGACGGAATATAACCGCCATTCCCGCGATATGATGCTAAATTAGCCTTAAATTGATTCCAAGTCCAACTCGTTTTATAATTATCATTATTTACATATGGAGCTGGACAAATTTTTCCAGTTACGTCATAATGTCTAATTACATGGTTAATATCAATGCCATATTCATCCATTAGTTTTGATACTAAAAATACTAAACTTTCTTGAGTTTCTTGAGTAAAATACCATGTTCCATCATAGCAAACTCCATTTTCAATACCAATACTATTATAATTAGTACAAATTCTATGATATTGATGTCCATTAGGCCCTTGTAATTTTCCACCGCATTGCCAGACAACCGCAGTTTTTGGATCAGCTGCTTTATAAATTTTTCCTGCTCTGGATATATAGTAATGACCACCATAACCACCGCCATATAAATTTTCATTATCTGCATTACCTACCCCAAGATAATGAATAACAATCCATTGAATTGGATTATTTCCTCTTGATGCTGGGACCTGTGAACGATTTTGAGCAGTTACATCGTAAATTGGTTTTTCAGTAATATTCATTTTATTATCTCCTATTGTTTTATATTGATTCCTCAAAGCATCAGGAATATAATTAGATGCTTCTACTGTTGATAAATCATCATACTGTGTTAGATTATGTTTATTAACAATTTTCATAACAGATGATGGATACGTTGGACCCGTTGCGTATCCCCGGCCGCTGACTTCTTTAATTAAAGTAGCAGGGTCTTTTATATTAACCACTTCTTTTCCATATTTTGGTTTTCCATTATATCCATAATTACTTGCATATAATAAAAATAGAATGAAATCACAAAAACTTTGTTCTATATTATCAAAAATACGGAAGTTATCTTTAATAGTTACCTGTTGACCAGAATAAACTTCTGGTGTATTTTTATTAAAACTTTTACCAGGCCATACTGATTTATTATACCAAGAAGATGTTAATAATTCAGCCTTTTGACCAACCATATTATTATATTGTAAAAGATATTTAATTTCTTGATTATCCCAATAGGAAGGAATACCATAACCATTTTCTAAACACGCTTGAGCAATTAAAACAGATGGTAAATATCCGTATCTTTTACATGCTTTTTGTGCGGCAGGTGCAATTGTTTTAATAAATTCTTGTTCTGATGAAAAACTAGTTTTCATAATAGTAATCTCCGTCTAATTTACAAAAGAGGGAGATTGTCTCCCCCTTAGGCCCGACACAACAAGTGTCAATTTAATAAGTTCTTTTTATTATTCTTTTGCTTTAGGCTTATCATAAGTTAGAGCTTGTGCGCTGTCTGTAATACCAGCTGTGGTTGGGTCATTAAGAGCATTCCATACAGAAACAACAATAAGACCAAGTACATATGGATTACGGATAGCTCCAAGTAGAATCTCTCCAAGTGCTTGCCAAGAGGTAAGGTCTTGAACAGTCAGACCTGCATAAGCAAGGATTGGAGTGAGAATCGCAAAAATAAGCTGAGCAATAAATACTGGATTCTTAAATCTTACTTTTAGATTCATTTTTCTACCTCCATAAAAATAAAATAAAAAATTCCTTAGAGAACTCTTTAATGTCCTCTAAGGAATATAAAAAATAGAGCAATATAATTAATTAATTTTGTCCTTAAAAATATTATTTTTTCTTTGCATAATTGCGGCAATCATATCTTCATATGCAACTGGCCTGCAATCATGAGCATCACAATTTACATTGTACATCATATCATATTCACAAAATGGATTTGGTGAGTGTGTATGTCCATGAATAGAATATGTTTTACTACTATCAAAATTACCAGACAATAGAGGATAATGTGTAAGAAGAAGAGTTTTCTTTCCGTCTTTTAGTCTATAACCAAACTGAATATCATCAAAATTGGACAGATTGCGAAAAGCGTCAATGCGGTTTGAGCTATCATGATTTCCAATCGCCAGTCTAATCTTCCCATTAAGCTGTTTGACCAGTTTGATCCCAGCATCCAGATCTCCCATCATAACATCACCAAGATGATATACAATATCATCATATTTTACAACTTCATTCCATCTTTCAATAATTGCATTATTCATATCCCATACTGAATCAAAACCACGAGCTTTCCAAATAAATGTTTTGTTATGCCCTAAATGGGTGTCAGAAATTAGCCAAATATTTGACATTATAACATCTCTCCTTTATAAGTTAATTTATCTTCTTTGCTGTTATAACGATAAATTCTGTAAAATCCTTCATCCAGAGAAGGTTCAATAAACTGCTCGCTCATGCGGCAGACGACGCTTCTTGGCACATAAGCACGAGTCCCACGCCGCTTCTCATTTCTTTCAAGACAAGTTTGAATATCTTCGTCAATCCAGATGAGATTTGCATGATCATAACCCTCAACATGCTGAAGTAACCACTTTCTTGCTTTTGGAGTTAAAGAAGTCTGGTCAACAAAAACATTTTTGCCAGCCGCGAGAGCTTCATTGATCTGTTTCCAAAAAATTGCAAGTACCTCATCTTCATGAGAAAAATAATCTTCTTCAGGTTTGACAATAGAAAATCTAATAACATCACGAGAAATTACTACAGAAGTATCTTTCTTTATTCTATTTTTAAGAAAAGTAGACTTACCCGCGCCAGGGATTCCAGACATTAAAAATAAATCTGCCATAATTAAATAACTCCTTTCTGTTTTAATTCTCCTCTAAAAATTCTATAAGGTTCTTTTCTATTGCCTTTTTCATCAAAATTTCCATATTTCATTTCAAGTTGGAAATCTTCATAATTATAATCACTATACATTGGACGAATTTCTACATGGTTCCAAACTTTCCCGCAATGAATACAATATAACTTTTTTAAATGCCCTGCTTCACGATAATGTCCAGCTTTTCTTGCTATTGGCAGACCTTCTTTCCCACAGTTACAGCAATACATTTTTGAAATTGCAAAATCATTACATCTCCCCATAATAATACACATCCTTTCTTTTATTTATTTCTTTATATATATTATAACAAAAAATAAAAGAAAAAACAAGGTGGTAATAAAATTACCACCTTGCAAAATTTTTATTACTGATGATATTTCAGAAGGTACTCGTTAGATACTGCCTTGAAAGACTTAGAGCCATCTTTAGAACGAAATACAATTCCTTCACGAAGGTCATGGTCACATACAGACTCTGCTGTTGCATAAGCAAGTAGTTCTTCAACGGTATCTGGCAGAATAAAATTAGTATTAAGGACAGGGACACAAGGAATACCTATATGTTTCTGAAGAAGATCAACCATTTTTTCAGTTCCCCAACGTCCATCTTTAGAAGTAATAAAGTTGAAAGCCATAAAATCATGTTCTGGAGCATGATAGTCTCTCTTCTGGATACCAGGCCCATAGGTTTCGCCCTGAATAGTAATCCATTCACAATCTGCAAAATGATTATACAGAAGATCTTTCATTTTATTGTAAATATCATACTTTTCTGCCATTTCAGTATAAACATTAGTATCGTAGAAGCAAGCCTTGTCGGGCTTATTAAATACTACATTACGAGAGCAAACATAAAATTCATCCTTGTGAGGCCACTTTCCACGTTTCATAGTAAAAGTAGTAGAAGTGCCGTCGATTTTTTCAGTTGCAATCCAAGGCTCCTTATCATTTAGAATCCAAGGCATATTCTGAATTCGTTCTTCATCAGTCTTTACTACCCATGCAGGCCACCCAGACTTCTTATCTCTTTTACGTCCAAAGAACGCGAAAAGAAGTTTTCTGCCCCAAGCTCTCTTCATAAGCCATCTGAAAGGCTGATGAGAAAACAGCTTACCATGCCGCTGAGCCATTTTCTTATACTTATCAACAGAGTTTGCTTTACGAGTGTTATCTTCTGCAACATAATAAGTTACACCAAGCTGTTTAGTAAGAAAACGGGATTCATTCTCAGCATTATGCTCTGCTCCATTTGGTTCATGAATAGAATATCCATAATTATGTTTTTCTATTGTCCATCCAAAATTTGCGGCGGACATAAGAAGTCCTTGAGAAATAGACTTACACATTTTCTGAGTTTTAATCTTATATTTCTTCTTAGCAAGAAACTCCATATTAATAAAAGGCTCTACTTCAGGCAGTTTAGAGTCAATTTCAAAATAAATAGCAGGATCGCCCGCATGAAACTCGTTCTTGCCAACAACAATAGTCCAGCCGCCAACATGAGCAAGTTCAACTCGATCATATCCCTCAATAGGAGTTACCGCATCAACAATAACTACATAAGCGAGTTCTCTTTCATTATTTTTATTCAGCATTATTACCACCCTTCCTTTCTTTTGTTAGTTCATCAATAATATAATCCCAATTCTCAAGGAGATAAGGACATACATCATATTCGTTTAAATTTTCATCATAAGCACATACATTTTTCTCAAAAACATTTCCATATGGGCATTTATGACTTCTTTTACAATGTTTCATGTCTTTATCCTCCTTTCTTATATTATAATTATATCAAATTTTTATTTATAAATCAAATCGAGATTATCAATGTTAGTATCTTCATTAATTCTTATTAAAGAATCATATAAATTATAATGCTCACAAAAATATTTATATACATCAAGAAAACAATCATTAAATAACATTAACTTATTTTTGCCATCGACTTGCGGATAAATGCGGTTGGCGTGGTAATGACCAAAACACCAGAGGTTATAATCTAAGTTATGCTCAATTTCACCAAGCCATCGTTCAGTGGTTTTATCAACAAGAGACTGGTCTACAACAGATAAAAATAAATCAGTAGGTTCATAAATAATAGGACAGGTATGAGATAACACAAGATCATAGCTATCAGACTGTGCTAAAGTAACCCCTGCCGCCATTTCTTCTTCATTGCATTGTTCTTGCGGGAACCAGCTCCAATTATTCACAAGCCGCACATATTTATCTACACTATATGCGCCAGGGAGAACCAAAGTTTTTATAAAATTGCCTTGCGCTGTTGGAATTTCATATTTTGCAGGAATGTCAAGAGCATATTTAATATAGGGATAATCATTTTCTACATAAACTTGATTTCCCCAAAATTCTTCCATATGCCAAGCATTAGGATTTTTATTCATACAAATACTGGGCCGTTCCTCATGATTCCCTCGAATAATAAAATATGTAATTTTATATTTACCAAGTTTCTTTTTATATTCAGTATCACGATGATTAAAGAAAAAATTTGCACCAAAATCACCAAGAATAATTAGTACATCATCTTCAGTTAAGGGCTGCTTTTTGAGCATAGTTTCATATAAATCTCTAACGGGTTTCCAACTTCCATGCACATCTGCTGTCATTAATATTTTACTCATATTTATTCCTCAATTCATGCCATTTTTTCCAATATATATTATCCCAATCTTTTTTTTCAATTCCACCACAAAGATATTTTTCATAAAGATTGTAATAACAAATTTCTAAATAAACATTATTCATTTTTTCTTTATAAATTTCATTATGTGGCAATTTTACCCAATTAGTTTTTAAACTGGTAATTTTTTCCCAAACTGAGTTCATTGTGCGATAACCGCGTTTTGTCATTTCTTCACGCACTTCCGCAGCATAACTAATGAAATTATCATAATCATAATCTAAAACAAAATTTACAAGAATATGGTTAGGAGTTCCTTTCTTTTGAATTGCTCCTGCTATTGCTGATAATTCTCGCCATTGAGCAACTAATTGTTCTCGTGGAAGAACAGAGATTAAATCAGTATGCCATAATCTCATTAGCATTCCTCCTGTAAAAAATCAAATTCATATTTTAAATCTGTAATACAAGATTCATAAATAAAATCTTTATATTTTTCAATATATGGTTTGAGGAAAAATTTTTGCGCTTCAGTTAAATGATGCTGCCAAGGATCTTTCCAAAAGATACCCCATTGTGGAAACGGTACACAAAAAGACAGTCTAGTTAAATGTACCCAGCCATAATCCATCAATATATCATCTGGTCTATTCTCTTTTTCTGGTCTATTTTCTTTTTCATAATTATATTCTTTAATTAACGTATCAGCTTTTGCGATATGATCCATATATTCGCAATTATACATTTTACCTTCTGGAGATAGCCATCCTGTAATGAACATAATTTAAACCTCTATTTTTGTATAATATTTTAAATCATCTTTAGCTTTATCTTCAAAAGATTTAAAATTACCAAGATATTCTTCTTTATTAGCCATATACCATGACCAATTATCTACGCCTTCTGCGTCTAAACAGTTAGCATAATGATATGCTGCTAAAAGATCAATTAATTCTGATTCTGAAATAATATATTGATTTTCCATAAAATTTTTCCTTTTCATATTCTATATATATTATAGTATAATTTTTATAAAAAAACAAGGGGATATTTTTATATCCCCTTCTTTTTTTATTTGACAATTATATTATATCAAAAAAATTATCAAAAATCAATCAATTTATCAACATAGCAGCGATAATCCACTTCATCAGTCGTCTTTAAAATTGGCATATTTTCATCAATAAACCAATGTCCTTCTGAATCTTTAATACATGCAGAACCGCGCTTCTTTACAACAGGAAGATCATTCCAATTTATTCCTTTTTCAGTAAAAAGCATATCTTGAATCATATTACAAGATTTTCCTTGAAGCTGTTTATGAGAAAAATTAGCCTGACCTACCATTTGAATCGAATTGCGGGTAGCATCTAACTGCCGCCAATATACAAAATTAGTTACTTCTTCTTTTGGTACATTAAAGCATCTTGAATCAAACATTGCCCCTTTTACCATAGCATTGGTTAAGGCTTCATGGTATTTCATTATTTTCTGTTGAAACACCATGGATTGAGGAACCATAGAAGATTTATAATCCATAATTTCCATATGGACATTATTGCTGAAAACTTTGTTAAAAATCATAGTTGCCATTGATGCAGAAATGCTACATAACTTATCTACTCTATATTCAAACCAAGATGATGTATTAAGTTTTTGATAATCAATTAATACTAAAGTGATTTCATCAGATTGAGTATATCCAAAAATACACCCTTGTATATTTTCACACATATATTTCATAGTTTCTTGCATACTTTTAATAAGAATGTTATCAAAAGGTCTTTGAAATCCTTTGGTAAAAGTATGAAAACTACGTCCATCTATCCGAATCATAACAGGAATTCTTTTTTGTAAATAATATCTATTTCTTTTTTCATACTCTTTCATTCTAATTGCAAAATCTGAAGTATCCATTTTTATTTATCCTCTTCTATATATTTAAAATGTTTTTGTAATTTAGTGTGTATTTTACCAGTTTGAGTATATCTATATAAATTACTAATATGATAGTATTCACAACATTCTTTTACAGTATTAAAAATAAGATTATCTTCTACGCATAATATTTTTTTTGAACGCGGATTTTTTTCTCCCGTTCTCTGTTTTCTTTGTTCTGAATTAATTTTTCGATTTAATTCAGAGGGAGACCGTCCTTTTAAAGATTGACTTATTTTTTGTTTATGTTCTTCTGAAAGAGGGCCATAACTTAAACCTTTTCTTCCCTCGCTGATATGTTGTTTATGTTTTTCTGATTTTGGAACTCCTTTTAATTTCTGACTTATATTTTTTGCATGTTCTGCCATAGCATTATTATACTCTTGTTCATCAATCAAATTTAAATTTTTAAATTTACCTAATAATAAAACATAAGCTGCTGTCATTTGATAACAAGGAAAGATTTCTTTTAACATTTTATGCGCTAATATATGTTCATAAGGAGTCAATAAAATTAAATTATTTTTATTATTTTTATATTTTTCAAATAAACTTTTTGGAAGAATATGATGTTTTTCATAATAATGATTAACATCTTTGATTCTATGCTAATCATATTTTGATTTAATAAAAGTAATATAATCTTCTGTTTTTGGGAAAGACTATAATATATTTAATATCTCCTAATTCATTATCACATTTTCCTCCTTACAATTTTCAAAAAAATTTTACAATAATAATAAAAGAAATAATTATAATAACCTAAAGAGGCCATAATACAACTCACCAACTTCAATTAATTACACCAATAACTTTAAGTATAATATTTACTATTAAAATAACATTGAGTACTCCCATACCACTACTTCTAGTATTATTATTTATATTTTTATCTCCTCCTTAAATTAAATAGGGCATTGCCGCAACATATTTATTTTTAAGTTTATCAGTTAATGTATCAACTTGTGCAAAATGATCGTGCATATCCGCAAGTTTTACAATATATGCAGGCATATATCTAGAATTGCTTGTGGCCATTCCACGAATTTTTGCGATATAATCATTATAATCTACATCTTTTTCTTTTGTTAAAAGTTGGAGATTTTCTTCAAAATCATTATCAAACCATGCACCTTGTTTAATGGTTGTATCTTCATACAAATCATGTGCTAAACCAAGTTGATAAACAAAATTATCCCAATTTGCATAAGGAAGTTTAAAAAGATTACAAAGACTTTTTGCTTCATTCGCAACTCTTTTTGCGTGTTTCATTGTTTTTTCATCATAATAAAGATAACATAATTCAAGCATTCCTGTGTCTGTCATAATTATTTCTCCTTATCTTTATATATATTATAATAAAAAATATAATAAAAAACAAGGAGAGATCTTTAACTCTCCTTGTAAGGTTTATATAAAGTTGCTGCTTGGTATCTTGCGACATCCGCAGGTAAAATATCTTCATAAACTCCTGTGTCAATAGGATCTGCATGTTCCTCATCTGTTTCACATAAAGACTGAATAAATTCTGAATCTGGTTGATAAGGAGTTTCATTTTGTAAATAATGACTAAATTCATCGTTATCTGGGTCTATCTTAGCGGCTTCTCTCCATTTATATAATATTTCATAACGTAAAAAAGAAAGTAATTCATTTTTACTAATTAAATATTTATCCATTTTTTTATCCTCATACTGCTGAATATCCATCATATAACATAATGGCATCAAAAGCAGTTTTTCTAAGAAAATACCAAACATTAGTTTCATCATCTGTAGGTTTTACATTTTCTGAAGCGTTTTTAAAAAATTCTTCAAGAAAATTTAATGTTGCATCAATCTCTTTCATAAACTTACCAATTTGATGAGTATCAAAAGAAGTAAGATCATTTGATTTAAGACCAATTAATAGTGGACGAGCGACAAAACCCGAAAATCTTTCAGACTCATCTACACGAAGACATGTACGATAATCATAACCGTCAATATATTTATTTAAATATAGATATAAATAAATTACTTTAGCAAATTTCTTTAGATCGGTGGGATTATTTCGCGACTGTTTAATGGCGTTTAAAGCCTGACCGCATGTACTTTTCACTCCATACCGCATATTATAATGTGCAATATCTTCTGCTCTTGACTTAAAAGCATCATTAATTTCTCTATATTTAGGATTATCCCATCTATATTCTGTAAATAAAGTTTCAAGAAAATTTAGATTTTGTTTTTGATACATTTTACACATTTCTCGAATATCTTTTAATTCACAATGTTCATTTTGAATATTATGAAATTCAAAAGATGTCCATTTATTTTCCAGAACTGCATCAGCAAGACAAGGAACATAAATAGCTTTTACATCTACATCTGAATATAGAGTATCAATGTTGTAGTTTTGTGAGCCATATAGGGTAATATTAAGAATATGATCTTCACCACATTCTTGAGAAAGTCTACTGTGCCAATATTTAAGAGCAGATTGAATCTTATTCGACTCCATTATCTACTACCTCCCACTCTTCTTCAGAAAGAGTTCTATCCTTAAAATAAATTGGTTCAAATGTATCAAGGTTTAACAGACATGCGCGGTGTGTATCAAAAGCACCAAGATCAATATCAATCTTATGACCATCACAATATCTATACATTTCAAATCTGGATGCGGGCGGATCAAATTCTGGATTACCATAATAATAAAAATATTCAACTGGTGTATGACCATGAACACAATATTCATTATCCTTACCATTCCAGTGTAATTGTCTGAGATGATGGCGATCCCAAATATAATTGTTCATAGGAATGTCGCCTTCCCGCATATCCTTAATTTCTTCTGTATCTGGCTGTCTACCTGCATGACAAAGATAAATTACATCACCATTAGGATTAGTATATTCCGCATGAGTAGGAAGTTTTCTAATCTTATTAATAAGCCAATTTTTTCTTCCTCTTGACAATTTGTTAAAGGCTTTAATGGTATTTTCTGCACCATTCATACGCCAAAGATACATATTAGGAACCGCCCAATAAACATCCTCATCGGGTTCATAGCGCATAACTTCAGAGCCAATACTGTCAATGAAATCTTCGTGGTTGCCGCGAAGAAGAATAATATTAGGAGTTTCCATAACTTCATTTAAAATTTCAAGACCAGCATCCCCGCGATCTACACAATCACCAAGACAATAAACTGTATCTTCTGGCTTAATATATTCTTTAATCTGTTCCCAAAGATCATACTAAGCATGTAAGTCCGAGAATGCAAAAGTTGCCATAAACTTTTCTCCTTCTATTATTTTGAAAGTTTTAGATATTTCTTCCTTTATTTTCTATAAATATTATAACAAATTTTTGATGAAGAATCAAGAAAAATTCCATGGTCAAGATAAGATAATTAAAAAAGGCAAATTTTTATATTATGTATGAAGGGAAAATTTTTAAATGAGACAATTAAAAGTCTCTTTTTATTTTATATAACGGAGGATGAACTATCATGTTAAATGGAAGAATTGGGCAGGTCGTTGGACCTTTTACCGCAGGCGTTGATTTACTTGCGGATAATGCTCCTATTGGAGCTTTTACACCAGAGACAACAAGACCTATTTTATATAAGTTAGACGTTCAAACAGCTGAAGGTACTATTATTGAAGTGAATCATGCGCCTGTAAAAGTTGGCAAAACTGGAATTTATGAATTAGATAATATTGTTGATGTAAAAACATTAGTATTTCCAAATGGGGCTGATGCAGATACTATTATCGACTTTGTATATTAATAAAGGAGGATTAGTATGAGTTCATTTTATGGAAATGGTATTTCTAAAGAAGTAATGGATAAGGAAATACAAGAAGCAAATAATCATATTATTTTCTCCAAAACAGAACCCACTGTGCAAAAAGCTGAAGATATTTGGGTTGTGATTGGAGAATTTGCCGATAAAAATACTCCTTCAACAGAAGGAGAAAATAACGGCTAATATATTTTGTTAAGGAGATAAAAGGATATGGCGAATCAAATTAGGTATCAGGTTGGATTTGATGTTCAACAGAACAACCTGAATCAATTAAAAGCTTCATTACAAGATCTTCAAAAATTGAAGATTAGTGATATAATGAAGATTAATGAAACTGATGCGGCATCCGCAACTTCTGCCCTTAATAAGATTAAAGATGAAGCAGGAAAAGTAGAAGATGCTTTAAAACAGGCATTTAATACTAAATTAAACACTGTTAATATTGAGACTTTTAATCAATCTTTAAAGCAGTCTGGTACATCAATAGAACAGGTGTATCAAGCATTTAGGGCGGCAGGTAGCACAGGTGAAGCTGCTTTTAGGAGTCTATCATCATCTGTATTAAGTACAAATATTCAGTTAAAAGAAACACATAGTATACTGGATAAAATGGCAACAACTCTTACTAATACAGTAAAATGGAACGCGGCATCCGCAGCAGTAAATGAATTAACTCGTTCTGTTGAGCAAGCATGGGGATATGTGAAGTCTTTAGATACTTCATTAAATGATATTAGAATTGTTACTGGAAAATCTGCTGATGAAATGGCAAATTTTGCAGTACGAGCTAATAATGCTGCAAAAGAATTAGGAAAAACAACAACTGATTATACTAATGCTGCATTAATTTATGCTCAACAGGGTTTAAATGATAAAGAAATAGAAGAAAGAGCAAAAATTACTCTTAAAGCTGCCAATGTTACTGGTCAGTCAACAGCAGATGTATCTGAACAATTAACAGCCGTATGGAATGGTTATAAAGTTAATGCTGAAGAAGCTGAGCTATATGTTGATAGATTAGCTGCGGTTGCTGCAACAACAGCATCAGATCTTGAGGAATTAAGTACTGGTATGAGTAAAGTTGCAAGCGCGGCCGCCACAATGGGAGTTAGTGAAGAACAATTAGCCGCACAGTTATCAACTATTATTTCTGTTACTCGTCAAGCTCCTGAGTCTATTGGTAGTGCATTAAGAACTATTTATGCGAGAATTTCTGATATTAAGGCTGGCATAGATGAAGATGGTGCTACTCTTGGTAATTTTTCTGGAAAAATGGCCGATTTAGGTTTTAATGTTCTTGATGCGAATGGTAAGCTTCGTGATATGGGCGAAGTCATGGAAGAAATTGGTGGACGTTGGAAAGATCTAACTCGTGAACAACAAATTTCTCTTGCACAAATAATGGCTGGTAAAAGACAGTACAATAATTTATTGGCTTTATTTGATAACTTTGAACAATATAATAAGGCATTAAATACTGCTCAAAATGCAGCAGGTACATTACAAGAACAACAAGATATTTTTATGGAATCAACGGCCGCACATCTTGAAGTATTAAAAGCGTCTGTTGAAGATATTTATGATAGTCTTGCGGATACTGATAGTATTAATGGATTAATTGATGGATTATCAACTGCCGCAACATTTACTGCTAATTTAGTTGATGGATTAGGCGGCGGCGTTGCTGTATTACGTTCATTAGGCGCGATTGGAGTAACAGTATTTAGCGAGCAAATTGCAAAAGGTTTAAATACTACAATTACCAATTTAGAAATTGGTAAAGAAAATGCAAGGCAATTTGATCAAGCATTACAAGCCACGAAAGATTGGCAAGGTATTCCAGGTCTTGATAAAACAAGTCAAGATTTATTAAAAAATAGAGAACAATTACTTGAATTAGCAAGATTGATGACACCAGAACAATTTTCTGGTATGCAGACATTACTTAATGATATTTCTCAAGTTGGTAATGAAATTGCTCAATTAGAAGATGAACAATCTTTCTTAAATAAAGCGATTGAAGATGTTTTGAAATATTCAGATGCTTGGCAGACAGCAGAAGAAGTTATGGCAAGTGACGAGGGTCAAGCTGAAGTTATTAAAAGATTACAACAACAAGAGCAAGGTATTCAAAATGTTGTAAAAGCTATTAATCAGTATTCTAAGTTACAAAACACTATGAATATAAAAATGATTAATGGTGAAGCGATTTCTTCTGAATTAGAACAAGCTAAACAAAGTGTTACTAATTATTATAATGAATTAGAAAAGCTTGGTTCTTCTGGTCAATTATCTGAAAGACATATTCAATCTTTAGAGAATATTAAAAGAGAATTAGATACATTAGATGATGCAGTTGATGAGCCTGCGATGGCTGCAAAAATTCAACTTATTGTTGGTGAATTAAGAGGTATTGCAACTGCGGCGGGCCAAAGTGCAACAGAAACTCGTCAAAAGATTGAGTCTGAAATGGGCGCGGCTGCAGATTCTATCGCAAATAAAATTGCTGAAAAACAAGCACAACTTCAAAGTATGGTTGCTCAATTTGTTACTGGACAAGAGAGAATGCAAAGAGCAGCCAATATTGAGAATTATGCTAAGATGGCTGGTGGAATTGCACAAGTTGGATCTGCAATTATGCAGGTACAAAATCTTGGAAGTATTTGGAAAAATGAAGATTTAACCACTGGTCAAAAATTACTTCAAACTATTACCAATTTAGCAATTTCTCTCCCAATGCTTGCAACTGGTTTTACGAAAGCAACAACAGCACTTGGATTAATGAAAACTATGACAACTGCTGAAGCGGTTGCAGCTGGTATTTCTACAAGTGCGGAGGCGGCGCATGCAGTATCAATTGGACTAGTCGAAAGCGCATCAGGAGCAGCCGCAATTAAAGTACAATTATTAAATACTACTTTAATGCTTAATCCTTTTGTTGCAGTTGCCGCAGGTGTTATTGCTCTTGTAACTGCATTAGGATCTTTAATTAAAGCCGCAGATGAGGCTAATAAAAAGCTAATTGAATCTAAACAAGCTGAAATCGATGCTGAAAATAAAAAACAAGAAGAAATTGAAACTAATAAACAGCTTCTTACTTCTCTTGAAGATTTAAATAAAAAATATGAAGATGGAGAAATTACTCGATCTGATTTAAAATCAACTATTCAAGATTTAATAGACCAATATGGTCTTGAAGGTGAAGCAGCGGATAATCTTGCTCATTCTTATGGTAATTTAGCAGATTATATTAAACAAGCAAGAGAAGAAGCTGCGCAGGAAGCAAAAGAGTCTGCTGATCGAGAATTGGCGGCTGCGCGAAAAGAGGTGACCGCAACTGCAAAAGGTAGTGCTTTTGATGCTGGTTCTCAATCTGGTAGTAATTATCTTTTAAATATAGGTGCGGGTTCTGCTGGTGCACATGGACCTTTTGCAGATGAGCCTAAATAGATTGAACAATTATTAAAAGATGCAGGTGCTTTGTAGGGCCTTTCTAGAAATGGATCAGATTTTACTTTTCTTACTGATTTTGACACAGAGCATATTGTTGAATTATATAATACTATTCAAGGTATTGTAGATCAAGTAAATGATTTACGAGAGGCTGGAAAATTAACAGATCAACAGTTACAAGATTCTGAATATTATAAAAATATGCTTTCATGGCTTGATCAAATGAAAGATTCAGTTGAACATTATAAGGATGCTTTGAAAGATGTTTCTAAATATTCAACCGAATTAACAGCAATTACTGCTGAGGGGGCTGGAAAAGTTGATTTTTCAGATGTCCAAAATGCTAATCAATATCTTGAACAGAGATTGGCATTAATACAATAGATTCAAGCAATGCTTGATAAAAAAGGCGATACTACATCTGATGCTGCAGCAATGGCTGATACGTATCTTCGTGATAATTTTAGAGCATTATATACACAATATAGTGATGCAGCAGATTATATTGAACAAATTAGAGAAAAATTTGGTGAAGCTAATAAAAGTGTTGAACAAATGATTTCAGATATGGATGAAGATCATTTGGGAATGTTAATGGATTTAGATCAATCTACAATTAAAGATTGGGACACATTAGCTGGTATTATTCAACGTATTGCTGGTATAGATTTAAGTAATACCGCAGCTGCAATCGCATTAGATCCAGAGTCTGTGCAGGCAGCCGCCTCCGAAAAATATAATATTTATCAGTCTCTTGAAGATCAGGTAAGTGGGGGAAAATCTATTTCTAAAAAAGAAATGGAATCACTTGATCCAGAAATTCAAGATTTCTTTAGCATGATGGCTAATGGAACATTTAAAATGACTGGTGATGCTGAAGATTTTTATAATAAAGTTAATAGTTTAAAATTAGATGGATTTTTTGAAACTTTAGATACTATTAATAGAGAATTAGAACAAACTCAAGCATTACAAGATCAAAATTTTAATTATGATGCATTAGATCAATCAGCTAATACAACTCAATATATTTCTGGAGGGGGACGGGCTGATTTTATTGATTATGATTTAGTTAAATATCAATTAGATTATTTACAAGCCGTTACTGATACTAATAGTGAATTAGGTGCGCAAATTGATCTTTGGATTGAATTAGCTAAAAATCAAGAATTAAATAAGGAACAGGTTGACGCTATAGCAGAAGCAGTTGGTGATGCGGGAGATCAAACTGCTAATTTAACTGAACGTCAACAAGAATTAAAAGGAATGGCTGAAGAGGTCGCTCATCAGCTTCATGATGCAATGTTCCCTACTGATTCTGACGTTGACACAGAAGTATTAGAAACTTTATCTAAAACAATTCAAGATATTGCAAATGAATCAGATGAATTAGCGGATGGTTTAGCCGAAGACTCACGAGCAGCTGACGATGTAGCAGAATCAATTCTTAGATTTGATGATGCTATTGGAGATGTTGTTGATAATTATGAAGATTGGATGGATGCTTTAAATAGTGGGTCTATTCAAGAACAAGCAGAAATTATTGATGATTTACGAGATGCTTATGCAGATTTACTTGATTTAGATGGTTCTGCTTTATCTAATGATTTCTTAACCAATGCTGAAAACTTAGACTTAATGAAAGCTGCCATTGATGGTGATATTGATGCTTATGATGAATTACTATCAAGGGCAGGTCAAGATATAATTACACATTTACAACTTTCGCCTGAAGATTATACTCAATTCCAAACTGACTTAGCTAATGTACAAGCTATGATGGATGAAATGAACTTCCAAGATATTGAAATTGGAGCTTCATTAGATGATGCTAATTTTATTGCGGGCTTGGAAAATATGATTAATGCAGCTGGTATGACAGCACAACAAGCTACAGACTATTTAGCATCAATGGGTGTGGATGCAGAAGTTATTGAACAAAAGACTGAGGGCACTGAAACAAAACAGATCACTGGTTATCATGGTGAAGCCAACAATACACAAGTTCCTTATGATTTTGTGTATATGAATGGTACAAGTCTTGAACATTATACAGGTAGTATTACCGCTCCTGGTGTAAATTATGTACCAGATACTGAGACAGTAACAGACACTAAAGAAAATTCTGCTTTTAGTTTAAAAGTAACTTCCGCAAATAAATCATCTGGTGGTAATTTTAAGTTTAGTCAAGCAAAAAATGGCGGTGGATCTAAAGGAGCCAGTCGCCGTAGCGGCGGTAGTAGCGGAAAAGGCCGTGGCGGTGGTGGAAAAGGCCGTGGCAGTGGCGGAAAAGGCCGTGGCGGTGGCGGAGGCGGCGGTAAGGGCAAAGCTCAAGAGCCAGATACGTCACAAAAAGATCCAAAGAAATTAATGGAAGATACTCGTGATATTTATCACGATATTAATATAGAACTTCAACAAATTAATAGACGACTTGATCGAGTTCAAAAGAAACAAGACAGATTATATGGTAAACAACTTCTTGACAATTTAAATAAACAATCAAAAATATTAGATCAACATAAAGCTAAATTAGAAGAAAAATATGAGCTTCAAAAACAAGATTTAGCTTCTCAGCAACAAACATTAAAAAATCTTGGCGTTGCTTTTGATAAATATGGCAATATATCTAATTATATGGATATACTTGTTAATAAGCAAGCTCAAGTAAATGCTAAAACGAAGGAATATAATAGTTTAATTGAAGCATATAATAAATCAACAGATAAAGATATTAAGAAACAAATTGCCGATGAAGCAGAAAAACTTAATAAACAAATTAAACAATATGAAGATGAATATAAAAATCTTGAAGATAAAATTAAAAATTATGATGGTCTTCGTGAAGGTATGGAGGATGTTGTTGATCAAATTGAAGAAGAGACTCAAAAGCAGATTGAAATTAATATCAAAAAGTTCAGAATGGAAGTTGAAATTCGTCTTGACATGGGCGAAGCCGAACGTGATTGGAATAAATTTCGCCGAGAAGTTCTTGAACATACTGATATTATTAAAGATACTAATTTCCAAGAAATCTTTAGTGATGCCACACAGGGCATAAGAGATATTACATCTTACTTCAATGTACGTGGTAGCAAAGGTAGTTTACAAACATTAACTGAACAATTAATGGATACTCGCGCAGAGATTGAAGCCATTGATAAAACAGGTTCATCTGTTATATATGGTGATAATAAAGCGCAGGCTATGAAAGATCTTCAAAATGACCTTAAAGAATTAATGGAACAGATGGAAGACATCCAAGAATTAATTGATGATGTTGATAAAGCATATCTTGACACTATTGGAGATGTTGAAGAACAATTTGATAAACAAATTGAAGATTATGAATATGTAGGTGAATTAATCGAGCATGATATTGATTTATTATCATTACTATATGGTGATAGAAATTATGATGCTATGAATAAATATTATGAAACCTTAGAAAGAAATAATCTAAAACAACTTGATTCATTAAAGAGACAAAGAGATTTCTGGAAAGAACAATGGGATGTGGCAGTTGCTCGTGGCGATACGCAAGCTGCAAAACAATTTGAAAAAAATTATAAAGAAACTATTAAGAATTTAAATGAAACAGTTGAAGAAGCTGCAAAGAATCTCCAAAATAAATACATTAATGCTATTGATAAGATTTTTGATGAATTAGATAAAAAGATTTCTAATGGAAAAGGCACTGATTATTTGAATACCGAATGGGAGTTAATGAATAAAAATGCCGATGAATATCTTGATACTATTAATACTGCTTTTGCTATCCAAGAAACAGAAAGAAAGTATCAGAAAGCATTAGGTGAAACTAAGAGTATCAAAAATCAACAAGCATTAAAGAAACTTATGGATCAGCAATTAGGTATCTTAAAGAATAAAGAAAAAGTTACTCAATATGATGTTGATCGTGCAGAAAAACTTTTATAGGTTGAGCAAGCGCGTATCGCATTACAAGATGCTCAATCTGCAAAAACTTCAATGCGCTTAAAGAGAGACTCTCAAGGTAATTATTCATATGAATATGTTGCTGATAATGAAGCGATTGATGATGCACAAGCTAATCTTGCTCAAGCGCAGAATGATCTTTATAACTTTGATAAAGAAAGATACCAGTCTAATCTGGATGACATGCTTTCCGCTTGGAGAGATTTCCAATCTGATTATAAAGATATTCTTGAAGATACTTCATTAACTGAACAAGAAAGAATTGAAAGACTTGCTTTATTAAGAGAGCAATATGGTGAATATATTAATGATAAAACCGCAGAAAATTTAGTTGTTAGAAATAACTTAACGGAATCTGCATTTGCTGATTTAGCGGCGCTATATAATACAGATGTTGAAAACTATAATTAGATGTCTATTGATGAACAAAATATTCTTATGGGTGATTTAGTTCCTGCTTGGGAGAGCGGTATTCAACAGATGGCTGATAAGGTTGCGGGCGAGGGTGGATTTATTCCTGTCTGTGAAGATGCGTTTAATGATATTACAGATGCTACTAAAGCATATAAAGATGAATTAGATGATATGGCACAAACCGCAGGCTTTGATTTAACAGATGTAAAAAATGGTGTTGATGATTTAGCTTACTCTTTTGAAGATTTAATCACAGATAATGAAGAATTAACAAGTAGAATGTATGATGAATTAGATGCTGTACAATTATTAAGAGCTGAAGCTCATGCTCTTGTTGAAGAGTATAAGGCGGTTTATGATGCTGCTAAACTTGCGGTGTCTGGTATTCATAGCTTTGTTCAAGCACAACAGGCACAGGCTGCTGCTGAGGCGGCTGCCGCTAATGGAAATGGAAGTTCTGGTTCAAATGGTGGATCAGGATCAGGCTCAGGTGGTGGTTCAGGCAGCGGTTCTGGAGGAAGTGGTTCTACTCCTTCTTCTGAAACTGTTGAAGGTATTGCAGGCAATATCTGGATATATGGCACTTGGGGTGACAACCCTACTAGACATAAACATATGATTGAGAAATTTGGTAAAGAACAAGGGGAAGCAATTTATAACGCGGTTCAAGCTAAATTCAATAGTGGCTATGGCTTTAATGGCGGTCTTGAGCATGATTGGGATTATTATAAAAAATTCTCATTATCCAGTTTCAGATCTGGTGGTTACACTGGTATGTGGGCTGGAGAAAATGGAAAAATTGGTATTCTCCATCAAAAAGAAATGGTACTTAACCAAGAAGATACTGAAAATTTATTAAATACAATTAGTGTGTTAAGATCAGTAATGTCTTCGCTCGGTGGTACAATGGCTGCAAGATTAGGTGATATTAAAAGTGGATTTGCAAATGCTATGGATGGATCTGGAGACAGCGTTGAACAGAATGTCCATATTGATGCTACGTTCCCGAACGTAGATAGCAAGAGAGAAATTGAAGAAGCATTTGATGATCTGGTTAACTTAGCTGCTCAGAGAGCTATGCGTAGATAATAAGAAGGAGGGGCATAACGCCCCTCCTTTTTTAATGAAGGAGAGATAATATGGATACTTATATGATTATTCAATACAAATGGTAGCATGGAGTTTATGAACTAGAAGATATGATGCGGTTTGTAGAAAATAAAATATTAAGTAAATAGCAATTTTTTGAAATTACAAGATATAATTATGATGGTGTAAAAAGTGTTAGATTTAATGAAAAATAAAATTAATTTTATCTTGAAACTTTAAAAATTTTATGTTATAATATAAATAGGGTATGTTAAGCACCATTATTTGTATTATATCACTAATTAACTATAATATTAAGGGCAAAATTAAATAATTTATCTTGTCAATTTTTTATAGTTAATATAGAAGGAGATATAAGGAGGACGTAAGTCAATGAGCATAAGCGATAAGGTTTTAGATGCTATTGAGTTATTGGCTACAAATTCTGTAGAAAAAGCAGGATATGATAAGACAATTCAAGCTCAAATAGTTTCATGCGAAGATGCGACAATCGGGAAATATAGATGTCGTTATCAAGATGCAATTATATATGCCTATGCAAGCAATTCAGATGTGACTTTTAACAATGGTGCCTATGTTTATATTCTCGTTCCAGGAAGTGATATGAAAAAAGAGAAAACAATTCTTGGGACAACTAAGAAATTGGGTATCAACTATATCTCACAAGCTGAAGGTGATTAGGCATACGACATTATTGGTAATAATTGTATCACATCTAGTAATAAATTTTATTTAGATAGTATAAATAAAGATTATAAATATACATTATATAAATATGGAAGTTCAAGTGAAGTTAAATTAGATGTAACAGCTTTAAATCAATATATTAAACAATCCTCTTCTCTTATTGTGGGGGCGATTTTTAAAACAACAATCCCGCCAGAAAGACAATATAGAGGACATTATGGAATTACTTATAATTTAAGATTTTTAGATAATACTTCTAATAAAGAAGTAATTCGTTCTTATACAGTAGATGAAGATAATATGGTAGATAATCCATATAGACTTATCTATGAAACGAGGCAGTATCAGATCTTTAATATTGATGGGCCGAACTTTATCAGAGTTGAATCTATTGAGATTTTTTCTAAAGACTTCCCTGATGCAACAGGGACAGCAACGGGTACGAAATTAATATCTGGTGATATTGAAATTACTACTTTAGAACTATCTGGCGCAGTACGAATGTCTGAAAGTGAAACAAGCGGAGTAGCTATTTCTTTTTATACGCCGCAAGGAACATTTTTTACTGATTCTTCAACATCTGCAAGTTATAAGACAATTACTGCACAAGTTAAAATAAAAGGTAAATTAGCATCCGCCGCACAAAAGATTCCTTTCTATTGGGGAACTGAAAATGTTGGTATTTCACCAAGTAGTGAATATTATAATAAATATTTAGGACGTGGTTGGAAATGTTTAAATAGTAAGAATGTTGTGCAGGCAGGTACTTCAACAACCGATCCAGTTATAGAATGGATACCAGGTAAAGATACATATATTTTAAAATTTGATGCAGCTACCGCACGAGATAATAAATTCAAAGTTGCTATTGTTTATGATGGTAGTGTTGTTACTAAAGTAATTAATATTCAAAATTTAGGAGCAAATATTCCTGTTTTAACAATAGAATCAAGTGGTGGTACAAAATTTTATTATGATATTGGTCATCCTACTTTAACTTGTAAAGTAAATAATGGAGAGCCATTAAATTATAAATATTATTGGGCATATGAAGATAATACTGGTGTATTTAATGAATTACCAGTTACAACAGAAGCTAATGCTGAATATGCGGCGGCAGTTGAAACATTAAATGATTTAAATGAAGCTATCGCTAATGGTACTAAATTTGCTAATGCTGAAGCGGATAATTTAAATAATGCAGAAACTGCTGTAAAGGCATTTGATTTTATTCAAAGAGTTGAAGGTAATAAAGTATACGATGTGCAAATAAATAATATTACATCATTTGGAACTTTTAAATGTTCTGTCTATAATGATAGAGATATTTATTTAGGAACTACATCACTTACCTTAACTAATACATTAGATGGAGAAGATCTTTATTCTCTTGTTATTAATAATGGTTCAGCAGTTTTTCAATATAATGAAAATGGTGTTGCACCAAACAGTAAGAGTTTAGATGTTCAACAAGAAATTCAAGGATTAAGTTTTACAGTTTATGATAATTTGGGTCAACCTATTGACTCTGATATTATTGCAAATACAAAAAATTGTAAAATTAGATGGCAATTTCCAATTAAAGAAAGTATGTTAGTAGATCAAAAATAGAATGAACCAAATTCAGGAACTGATGCTACACAAACATATAAATATTATGATAATAAAACTAATTTAGTTTATGGAATTACTCAAAAATATGATATTAAAAAGCAAAGAAACCAGATCAAGCTGACAGTTGATTATAAAGGAATGAATTTAACCGCGGAAACTGAGTTTACATTTGCTAAACAGGGTGAACCTGGTACAAATGGTACCGAGTATCTCGTTAAGTTAGTTCCTAATACTAGAATGGATAATCCACCGCTCTGGCCAATGGTTACAAAAGCAGGAAGTAGTTATATATTAAATTATGGTTTAAATTCTGCGGCCTAGGAAACTACAATTGGTGCAGGGACTGGTTATCAGTTGTTCAAAGCGCAGTTATGGCATAGTGGAGAACTCGTCTGGGAAGGTATGACAGCATCGACCGCCGCACAAGACGGAGTTACTAAACCTTCTCTTGTTCATTGGGAGATGTTAAGAAATAAATATAATTCATCAGCATCAGATGTTTCTGCTTTTAATATAACTAATGCGGAAAGTGGTTATATTGCTTATTCAGGAGATCATTTGGCTTCTGCTATTGAGGCTCCTTTAGCTAATATTGTTAAATGTAGTATTACTTGGCAAGGTAAATTATATTATGGAACTATTCCTATTACAACAGCTTGGACAATTAGTGATAATTATAGAGTAAATTTAAAGGATTATACAGGATTTAGATATGCGATTTATACCTCTGACGGTATGACACCGCAATATGATAGCTCTCATCCTTTTGAATTTATTTGTAAAGAAAAAATTAATGGCACATGGGAAGATGTATCAACGGTATCTGGAAGTCATGCGGTAACTTATACACCTTCCGCAGTTGGTAATTATTTATCAACAAAAGATGGAAGTGCAACAAATAGTAATTTATTAGAGATTTTAACGACTACTGTTTATCGAGATGGATGCGCAAAAAATCAATGGAAAGCGCGTCCTGCGTCAAGATATGATGGAGTTTGCGTTAATGTAGCAATTTGTTGCATATACAGACAAAATGATGTAATTGTAGGTAGAATTAATGTTCCTGTTCATTATCTATTGAATAAATATGGAATGGCTAATATTAATGAATGGGATGGAAATAGTGTTCAGATTGATAATGAGGGCGGATTTATTCTTTCTCCTCAAATGGGCGCTGGGCATAAAGAAAGTGATAATAGTTTTACTGGCGTGCTCATGGGAGAGACGCGGCTGCCGAGTAAACAAACCCCTCAGACTGGTTTATTAGGATATAATGCGGGAACACGCACTTTCTTCTTAAATAGTAAAAATGGTTCTGCATCATTTGGAAGATCAGATCAAGGTCAAATTGTAATTGATCCATCAATAAGCCAAAGGAAAGCTATGATTTATAGTGGTAACTTTTGGAAAGAATATAATTCAGATGGTGATTATGATGGATTACCTAAAAATTATATTTATAGAAATGACAAATATCAACCGACTGGTAATGCTAATAAAGCTGGTTTATTAATTGATTTGACTACACCTGAAATTTTCTTTGGTACTGGTAATTTTTATGTTACAAAAGAAGGCTATATACACGCTGCTGCAGGTGGTGATATTGGTGGATGGGAAATTGATAAACATAGTTTATATAGCAATATCGCCGCAGGCAGTGGTCGTATTACTCTTGATGCAGGTACTTATGATGAAGAAACAAATAAGGTAACTGGTCCTGGTAAAATTTATTCACATAATCACGATAGTTTAACAAATACTGGCACTGGTTTTTATTTATCATATGATGGATTATCTTTTGGTAGTAAGACAAAAATTACTAATACTGGTCAAATGTATTTAGGCACTGGTGCGGTGGCCGGCACTGGTAAACATTGGACTATTGATGGAGATAGCAATAAATCATATATCGCATATGGTGGAACTTCATGGTCAGAAGCAGATAATGATAATGATGCTACTGCAAAAATTTATTTAGGAACAGATGGTATTTCTCTTGGAACTAGATTTTCAGTAAGTCCGCAAGGACAATTAAAAGCATACAGTGGACAAATTGGCGGTTGGAATATTAATAAAACAAGATTATCCGCTGGCAATATTGAATTTCATAGTAATGGTTCAATGAATGGTGGTTCTGGAGGTTCTACTTGGTCTATTGCTCCATCAGGACAAGCTACTTTTAATCATATTACTGCAAATAATGGTGGTAGTATTGGTGGATGGGCTATTAGTTCAACATATTTAAGAGGTGGCACTTTAACACTTAATAATAGTGGAGCCATTTCTGGTAGTAACTGGTCCGTGTCTGCAGATGGATTAGCTCATTTTAATAAAATTTATGGACAAGTTGCCAATAATTATACTTTTGTAGGTGGTGGCATAACTATGGGAGGCAGTGGTAGTGGCGGCTCATCAATTAATCCAGGCGCAGTTGGTATGGCTGGAGGTTCTGGTGTTGGAGTTGCAGGATCTCTTGGGAATGGATTATACACAGATTACAAAGCTAGATTTGATACAATATATGCTAATAAGGCTGAATTTAAAGAATTAAAAGCAAGTGTCGCTAGTTTTGATTATTTAAAAGTTTTTAAAGATATTAATTTTTCAGGAATTAATCTTGGTTGGGTAACTATTAATAGTATTACTGGAATTTCTGTTTCTTTCAATAATACAAATAAAATGCTTACTGTCCAAGCAAATTATAGCCAAAAACGAGCTCTTGGATATACAGTTAGTTGGTAGGGTGATAGTTATTCTGGTCAAGGTCATATCCCTATCCCATAATCGACTCCATCTGTTTCACATTAATTAAATATTAAATATTTAATATTGGAGGAAATAAAAAATAAATGATTAATACAATGTGTTATAATTTTCAAAAAAAAATTATAGATGATTTTAATGCATAGGAAGATATTCCTTTTATTTTAAAATTTTATTTATTTAAAGATATTTGGGAAATGATAGAACAAGAAAAATATCTACAAGATTGTGAAGTTGTTAAAAATTTAAACTCATAGGAAAAAACTTTTACAACAGAGGTTCCATTAGACGGGCTTCTTAATAATTAGGATCAAAATAATGAGAATGAAAATTAGAATTAATTTTTCTTGACAACTTAAAAAATGCGGCAACCACTGTTATAAAATGTCACATATCTAGGTGTATGGCAGTCAGTAATCAGTGATTATCGCAAGAATTATAGTATTGTATAAAAATAAGTTAATAGAATGTTGAAGAAATAAAAAAAGGCGTAGCTAAAAACTACGCCTTTTATTTTTTCATTAAAAAATTAAGTAGTTAACTTATAAACTATAATAGAAAAAGAAAAAAATGAGAGATATAAAATCTCTCATTTTTCATAAAAATTTTTTTGTGTTTCTTCAATACCTTATTAAAATTAGAGTAGCTTTTTTATTCCCAGTTAATTTCATTATCAAACTTCTACCAATAGGCATCAAAAATACATATAGCATCAGCTTCATCATCATTAACTGAAAGATGGTATTTATTCTCAACATATTGTATATCTTGCGGTTTCAGTGCCTAGCGTTTTACACCGCGTCCTTGTTTTATTTTAAGGGCGGCCCGCCATTCATTTGCACCAACAAATTCATATTCTATGTTTGAATCAATCTAATATGCGGCAACAACTATTACAGCCTGTAACCACATTAAAACTTTATTAGTATGCGAGTTATATTCTGGACGAACTTCTTCCATAATAATTTTATCTATCTTATTATTTTTAATTAGTTTAGATAACTAATCTCGCATCTTTATAATTCTTTTTATTACATCTCTTGAGCTCGCCGAAATACATCCATGCGACTCAAGATTTCCGTCTTGTCCGACGCACCAACCAGATGATTTCGTGCTCAAATCTAATGATAATAATCTCATATTTGGCACCTCTTTTTTCATCCTATTGATATTATAACAAAAATTTTTTAAGTTGTCAAGTAAAAATGACTACTTAA